TTAAATCAAAGAATTAATAATTTACAACAACAAATAAGTAATTTAGATGTATCAGTTCCTTTATACTTTGAAACTGCTAACATTTTCAAATAATCAAGGTTTCTTCGTGGTGGTTGTAATACATATAATGATAATACAACATATGATAATAATTTACTGTATTCATCAGCGGTAATATTCTTTTTACTAAATAGCGGTTTAATTTCTTCTTCTAATTCATTATATTTTTGTCTAACTTCTTCTTGTGATATCCATTCTTCATTTTGTTTATCTGATTTAGTATTATTTGTTTTAAGTTTATCATTATATTCAATAAGTAAATTATAATATATATCATATTGTTTTTTCATTTTTGAATCATTCTTAAGAGTTGAACAAATAGCAATAATATAACTTCTAGCCGTTGTATCCTTTTTTTCTTTAATTTGTTTAATAATACTTTCTGTATCTTTTAAGAAATTTAAATTCTTCACATCTTGATTATTATTTAATCTTTTTAGATTCGCTTCATATAATTTTAGACTACCTTCACTTAATCCACGCCCCGTAAGTTTTCCTTCTATACAACTCATTTTATATAATCTATCTTAGATTATTTTTATAATAAATTTTATTATAAATAAAATATTAACTTTAATATATAATGAGTTATTCAAATTATCAATTAAATCAAAGAATTAATAATTTACAACAACAAATAAGTAATTTAGATGTATCAGTTCCTTTACAAACGGTTTTAAATGATGGTAATAGTGCTATTGGTAGTATTGAATTAACATCCGCGTCTGATGGTAATATTTTATTAGAATATAATAAATTATCATTTATAAAAGATGCTAACACATCAAAAATTGAATATGATGGAACAACTGATTCAATAACAATTGATTCAACTACACTAAATTTAAATGGTGATGTTGTTTTTCAACAAGGTATAGATATGCAAAACGAAGATATAATTAATTGTGCTACAATGTATTGTGATGAATTAGATGCAACTGAAGTAATTTCTGATATAACCTTTAATAATGAGGTATCATTTATTAATCAGGTGATATTTGATACTCCACCACAATCAACAACCCCGCTTTTAGGGAATGATTTAACGACTAAGGGATACGTGGATAGTTTAGTAGGTCAATATAGCGGTGGTTATAATTTATATTTAAATTATTCTGAAACATTAGTAGTAAATTCAATTACATATAATTATTTATCCAATCAGGTATCAGATGCAACACAACAAGATTTAGTAATTACAACAGATGGAACTGACCAATTATTAGCGACATTTATATCTGATGAATTAAATATATCAGTAATACCCGCCGGTTTATGGAATATGGTTTTATATGGTTCGGTAAGTGGTGCGGGTGGTGTATTATATTATTATTTTAAACTTAAAAGATATAATTTAGGAACTATTACAGATATCGCAACAAGTGGAAACAGTCCAGATATAAATGCAACACCAACAGGAAATCCCGACGCATATCATATGAACGCAACAATAGAATCACCTATTAATATATCATTAACAGATAGAGTAATTATAGAAATTTATTGTATTAAAATAAGTGGTGTTAATGTTCAATTAAATACATATTTTGAAAGTGCATATTATAGTTTTATTCAAACTACTTTAAACGCTGGAACAACTTTATTGACTAGTGATAATAACTGGACAGGAAATAATAATTTCGCAATAACACCCACAACAATAACAACAACGGCGGGATCTAATAATACACAAATAACAACCACCGCATATGTATATAATGCTTTATTATCTTATTTAACAACCGCGACCGCTTCATCTACTTATTTAACTATTGCTAACGCGTTATCCACTTATTTAACTATTGCTACCGCTTCCTTAACTTATTTAACTATTGCGACCGCTTCATCCACTTATTTAACTATTGCTAACGCTGTATCAACATATGCCCCTAAAGCATCACCAACATTTACAGGTGTCCTTACTTCTGCGTCTATAGAAAATTCTGGTTCTATTCAAGCGAATATTTTTAAAAATGGTGATGAAAGTTTTAAAACTAACGGGGCAGGAAAAATAACAGGTTCAGAGTTAGTTCTAGGAACTGGAAATATTACAAGTTGTGGTTCTATTACAAGTAGTGGTGAAATTGGGGCTTTATCATTTAGAAATACTGATAGTAATTTTACTGCATCATCTGCTGGTGCTATAAATTGTGTTTCATTATCTGCAACAGGAACGGCTACCGCTACTACTTTATCGGCTAATACTATTGATTCGGCTGGAACTGCTACAGGTGGTGGTAATGTATCAATAGTGGCAACACCTACCACAAGAGTTATTAATATTGCTGGTGGTCAAACTACAGGAAATTTATTTATTGGTGCTGGTGCTCGTTCTACTGCTAATAGTGGAACTATTAATTTTGGTAATAATACTGGTGCAAAAAATAATATTTTTATTGGTAATGGTTCGGTTAATGCTTCAGTTCAAACACAAACATACGGACAAGGAACTTGGACTTTTTCAAATGCTCCTTTATCAGTCACACCAACATCAGGGGATAATTCATTAAAATTATCTACTACTGAATATGTTCAAACCGCTTTAGGTTCATATTTAACAACTGCTCTTGCTTCTACTACATACGCCACAATTGCATCATTAAGTTCATATTTAACAACTGCTACGGCTTCCGCTACTTATTTGACTATCGCTACCGCTTCTTCTACATACGCCACAATTGCATCATTAAGTAATTATTTAACAACCGCTACCGCTTCCGCTACTTATTTGACTATCGCTACCGCTTCATCTACTTATTTAACTATTGCTAACGCTCTATCAACATATGCTCCATTAAGTAATCCTACAATTGTAAATAATTTAACATTAGGAAGTGGTGATTTTGATGTATTATCTGGGTTTATAAGGTCATCAGGTAATATTAGTTCATCGAGTGGGGCTCTTATTGCGGGGACAATTAGGAATACTAATAATAATGGTTCTATTAGTTCGGCGGGTGTCCTTACTGGAACACAATTAATTTTAGGTTCTGGTGCGGTTGGTTGTGGTGCTATTACTGGAACATCAACAATTTCAGCATCTGGTTTAATTACCGCTAATGGTGGGCTTACTGTTCCATCTGGTCAAACATTGACAACTGATGTTGGTGTTTTATCTGGTAGATTATCATATGCAGAAGTTTCAACCTCTACATTACCCGCTACTTTATCAATGGCTACAGTAAATATAGATTTTACTATTGTGTTTTTTTCTGCTGTTTCAAATACTTCAGCATATACCATTCCATCGGATATACCAGATAATCAAAGAATTACATTCAAAAATTGGGCTACAACAACTACACCAATTACTATAAATTTTACGACTTATCTATTATATCAATATGGTATAAATAATGCAACTACAGGAGTTGGTGTTTCATCAATATCTCTTGCTATGGGTGATTCACTAATAATTCAAAGAATTAGTGGAAAATTATATGAAATGTCATCCGCAAGTAAGTTTCCTTTAGGTATAACTTTACCTACATTATCTGTAATACCTTCATCTAGTCAATTAGGATATACAACAAATAATAATTTAGGTTCAACATCTGTTTCATCAGTATCTACACAACTAGCAAGTTTATCAACTATACCTATTGGAATATATCTACTTATTGTTTCTGTTGCTACAAATACTTGGTCCGCTCCTGCTTCTGGTAGATTAACATTAACACTAACAACAACAAACGGAACATCAAATATATCAATACTTGGGTCTCTTGGACCATCAGCAAATACAAACGCATCAGGGGGATTTAATACGGGAACATTTACTGGACAATTACAGATAACAGCAACATCAGGGACTGTTTCATTAACTGCACTTACACTAAACGGAACAGTAAATGTTTTAAGTAATATTAGAATAATTAGAATAGCATAAAATGATAATATATTTTATTCTAATATATTATATAAATGGGTTTATCAGAAGTATTTTTATCTTTTGTTGTATCATCTGGTATAGCGTGTGTTCTAGCATTAGGACAATATATTTTTAAAAGTAAATGTGATGAAGTTAAATGTTGTTGTAATTTATTATCAATTCATAGACGTGTAGATTTAGAAATGGGGACTGAAGAAACCCCAGCCGTGGAATTACCAGCACCATTACAACAACGAGAAAGACGTGGTCCATCACTTGACGCATTAATTAAAAAATAAAAATAAAATAATCTAGTTTAGATTATATATGGAAAATTTAACTCTAGAACAATTAAGTTTTAAATACTTTGTCATGGAAAGAGAGATTGATAAAATGAATATTAAAAAACAAGAATATGAAAAAGAAATTACTGAACAATATAATAATAAAGGTAAGATATGGACTTTAATTAAAAAGAAACAAGAAGAACAAGAACAAGCCATTAAAGACCAACAAAATAAATTAAAAGAAGCAATTGAAAATGCAAAACTTAAAAAAACGCAAATGAAACGAGAGAAATTAGAAAAAGCCATTGAGGAACGCAAGAAACGAGAAAGCGACCCTGAATATATTAAAAAAAAAGAACAACATAAACAATTTGAACAATATAAAAATAATAGTTTGAATGAATCAACTGCTGGTTATTGGTATGCAGTAGATGGAACAATGACACAAAAAATTAAAAAAGATAAACCATCTAAAATAAATACTGATAAAGAAAAAGATGAATTATATAAAAAAGTGTCATTTTGTAGTTTTGAATAAATGCGTTTTTAAAAAAAAATATTTAAAAAATAATCTAATATAGATTATATACAAATGGAAAACTTTAAGATTATTATTAAACCAATAAAACCTAAAGTCAAGGAACTAGACCCAGTCAAAATTGAAGCCCTCAAAGAAAAACGAAGATTACAACGTGAAGCCCGTAAGAATAGACCAGTAGAACCTAAAGAACCAAAAGAACCAAAAGTTAAACCTGATTATTCACAAGACATTGAAAATATTAATAAAACTGTTAAAAATCTTATAGGGTTTTCAGTTGATGAAATTAATGAAAAATTAAAGAATACTAAATATACAACAACTCAAGTAGGATTACCAACTGAAAATCCAGAAGTTAAATCTAAAAAAACTAGAAAAAACAGTAAATAAATTATCCTTGCTTATCCCGTATGTCCCTTAAAAGATAAAATAAAGTCAGACTTACGGGATAAAATATAAATTATAATTAATTAAAATCTTATTTAATTATAATGAATCAAGATAAATTTAATAAATTATTATTAGTATCTAATCCTAAAGAAGTAGATAGACGGGCTTTAGAAATATATGGAAAACCAACATATTTATCAACACGTAAAAATAAAAAATATATGATTGAAGATGATGATGGAAGGCTTATTCATTTTGGTGATATACGTTATCAGGATTACACATTTCATAAAGACGCGATAAGAGCGATGAGTTATAGAAAAAGGATGAACGGAGTAAAAGGTAATTGGAGGAATAACGAATATTCACCTAATATATTATCTTTAAGACTTTTGTGGTAAATCAAATTAATCTAAAATTTATATATAATTATTTTATAAATTATTATATATATGAAAAGCAAGATTCAATCAGTATTAATACCTAAGGTAAAATCAAAATTACACGCTGTTAATTTTCCAAAACAAGGTTTTACACTTAAACAATCTCATCAATGGTTAAAAAAACATAATTACAAGATTCCTAAAAAAATAGATGAAACTATTAATTTTTATAGATATCGTCAAAAACTACCTGAGATAAGATATACATATACTACGGAAGTTTTACCAAATGGTGTTGAATTAGTTTTAATGTGGAGGAAACCAAAATTAGAAGGTGGGGCTAAACGACAAGTTTATACACCAGAACCAGATGTTGATTTAATTAAAAGAAAACAAGATTTAAACAGAATAACAATGGAATTGAAACCGTGGAAAGTTTTCCAATTAAAAGAATTAATTCAAAAATATAATGAAGATAAAAATTTAAATATTAAATATAAAATAGCAAGAAGGGATAAATTAATTGAAACAATATTTAGATTTAATATTAATCCAAACGCATATGAAATAAGTCAAGTAAATCCACGGCAACCACTACCAACAAATGTTCTTAAAAAATATGGAATAAAACCAAATACAGAAGCAGAACAAAAAGAATATGAAGATGAATTAAGTCAAGTTAAAACACCATATCAACCAAGACAAGATAAAAATAAACCCGCAGAAGTTAAAAACTTATTAACATTACAAGAACATCAAGAAAAATTCATTAAACAATTTATTTTTAGTAATTTAAGAGGGGCTATTGTATATCATGGTGTTGGGTCAGGTAAAACACTAACCGCGGTTGTTTCATCATATTTTTATTTATTAATGTATCCTACCCATAAAGTAGTTGTAATATCTCCAAGTGCTTTATTATATAATTTTATTAATAGTATGATTCAATATGGTTTAAATATAGCGGATAATAGATATAAATTTTTAACTTATGAAAAATTTGTTAGAAATCCAATAGATCCAAAAACAAAGAAATTGTTAATTAATAAAGATACATTAGTAATTATTGATGAAGCCCATAATTTCAGAACTGAAATCATAAAAACAGAAATTAGAAATCCAGAAACAGACCAGATAATATCAACCGCTCCAATAACTAATAAAAGAGGTTTCACAATAATGGAAGCAGGAACAAAATTCGCCCATAAAGTATTATTATTAACAGGAACACCTTTTGTGAATACACTTTATGATATTGAAAATTTATTATCAATGATTGAAAAGAGAGACCCGCTAAATAAAGCATCATATTTTAATATGTTGTCAGTTCCAGAAAACATATCTGATTATTTTAATTATAAGATTAGTTATGTTAAAAGTCCAAAAAGTGAGTTTTTCCCAGAATATAAACCACATATTATTGGTATTCCAATGACAGATCAAGAGGAAGACCAATATAGACAAATTAAAGAAGTTGGTAAATTTGAATATGATGATGATGGTGAAATGGTATTTACTGGAAAAGATAGTGAAAAACCAAATGCTTATTATAGTGCTGAACGATACGCAACGAATGCAATTGGAAAAGAAAATAACCCAAAAATTAAAAAAATAATAGAATTAATAAAAGAAAAACCAACACAAAAATTTATTATTTATAGTGCTTTACAAGATGCGGGCGTTCAATTATTAAAGAAAGCATTAACAAATATTAAAGTAGAATATGTTGTTATTAGTGGAAGTGAAACAACAAGAGCAAAAGAAGAATCAAGACGTAATTTTAATAGTTTTTATTCTGATACAATACCAAAATCTGATGACCCATTAAATAAAGATTATTTAAATAATAGATATAGAGTTTTACTAATTACAAAAGCAGGAACAGAAGGAGTTGATACACAAAATTGTCAAAATTTAATATTGTTAGATCATCAATGGAATGATGCAACAACAGAACAAATTATCGCCCGTGCTATTCGTTTTAAATCTCATCACGCTTTACCAGTTTCTGAAAGATATGTAAATGTATATACATTATTATTTGTTTTTAAAAGTGAAATGAAATATATTGATAGACTTAATGAAAAAGGATTTGACGATTATATAGGAATTAAAAATGAAGTTAATGAACAATCACTTGATTATAAAAAGATTCAAAATAAGAAAACAAATAGTTTTAATAGTTTAACTAATATAAAAGAAAGATTATCAGAAAGTAATTTGAAAGGTAAAACAGAAGAAGAAATTAAAAAAATTGTTTCAAGTGATTTTAAAAAGTTAATTAATAGATTCATTGAAAATATGCCAGAATTAAAAAGTGATTTTGAAGATATTAAAAATAATATTGATGAAACATTTAATGATATGAAAAAGAAACAAAAAATTAATGGATTAATTGAAATAGGTCATAAAAAACAAAGACAAGGTATAGGTAAAAAATGGAGTGCTGATACACGACAAGAAATTACAGTTTCAAAATATGTATCATCCTTTATAGTTGAAGGTTTAATAAGTTTATTGAAAGATAAAATAAATAAAAAGGTAGATTTTGGAGAATTAGATATTTCTAATTTAGACCCATCAATTGATTTAAGATTGTTTTTACTTGCAAAATCTAAATTAAAAAATATTAATGAATTTGTTTCTAAAATTGGTAATGATATATCAGTATTTGAAAAATATGAAAGTAAATTATTACCTTTAATTATTGCTGAAGAAACTAAATTAAAAAGAAGTTTAACAGATGAAGAACAAATTCAAATATATAGAAATGTATTAAAAAATGAAATACAAGATATATTAAAAAATTCATATGTTCCACCATCTGAATTAATAGGAAAACGAAAAAGATTGACACAAGATGAAAAACAACAATTTTATACAAGTATAGAATTAGCAACTGAAATAGCGGATTTAGGATTTGATGGATTAGAAGGTGAAATTAAAATATTAGAACCAACCGCTGGAAATGGTGGTTTAATATATCCATTAGTTAATAATTTAATTAAAAATAAAGATGTTATTTTTAAAATTGATATGATTGAAATAGACAGTAAAAATAGATTAGAATTAGAAAAATTAGAATCTGATATTGTAAGATTATTAGATAATAGGAATTTCTTAACTGTTGTTTTTAAACAAATGTATGATTTAATTTTAATGAATCCACCTTTTAATCTTAATGGTAAAGAAAATGGTCTTGAACATAACACTTATGATTGGGAATTTATGAGACGGGCGTTTGCTTGTTTAAAAGTCGGGGGTTCATTAGTTTGTATATCAAGTAAAGGTTGGTGTAATACAACACAATTAAAAAGAATATTTGAAACATTTAAAATTTTTGGTTCTGATTATGATGATTATTTAAATTTTAATGGTGAATTAAATCAAAATAAAGAAGTAAAAGGAAGTAGTGAAATGGCTGATTTTAAAATAATTAGAAAAGGTGAAGTTAAATTTAGAGGAAGTCAAGGTAAAGATACAGGTTCAGGTTTTGAAGTTGATATATTTAAAATTATTAAAAAAAGTGGTTCATTAGATGATAAGATATTAAATACAGTTTTTTATAGACAAGTTGATGATACATCCGCACAATTAAAAGTTAGTGATATTGATTTAGATAATCTCCCAAAACCACCAGAACCACCAAAACCAGAACCAGAAGTTAAAATTCCAACATTTACACCAGATGAAAAAGATAAATTTAAAAAGTGGATATTAGATAATAATTTAAGGAAAAGTGAAAAATATGATGAATTTGTTAAAAAATATACACAACTATTACCATCTAATGAATTAAAGAATTTTTTCTATGGTTGGACAAATTGGGATAATGAATTTTATAGAGAAGAAGATTATCAATTTGATTTTCCAGAACCACCAAAACCAGCCCCAATTGAAGAAGTTAAACCAACACTAAGTGAAATTAAAAAAATAATAAGACCAAGAATACCACCTAAACGAACACCAGAACCAGAACCAAAAGAAGAATTAAAAACGGATTTAATAAATAAAATGACACAATTAATAATAAAAACATCAAATGATAAAATTAAAAAAGCCTTAGTAAGTTTAGGATTTGGTGGAAAAATGCAAGCAAATAAAATATTATTATCTCAACAATTACAACAAAATTTTAATACTATTGATAAAATGAAAAAATTAATAAAGGCTTTAGAATCATCAGTTGGTTCAGGAAGAAAAAGAAAAGGCGGTAATATTGATAATCATGAACTCGCCAAATTTGTAGATGCAGGATACAAGACAAAAAGTGAGGCTGAAAATGTTGATGGTTATGTATTGGATAAAGAATTATCAACTAAACGAGATAAGGTTTATTATGATCCTAACACAGGTAAAGCCGTTCATACTATTGCAGGAACTGACAAAGCCAAAGACTGGAGTAATAATTTATTAATTCCATTAGGATTACATCAGTATTCAAATAGATATAAAAATGCTGAAAAGATTCAAAAAGAAGCAAATAAAAAATATGGTAAAGATAATTTAAGTTTAGTTTCACATTCTCAAAGTGGAAATATCGCCCAAAACCTAGCCAAGAAAAAACTGGTAGGAGATGAAAATATAACATTAAATCCCGCTATCATCGGAAGTCATAACCCTAAATTAAAAGTTGTTAAATCCTCAGGCGATGTCGTCAGTGCTTTAACATTTACAAATAAAAAAGATAAAGTTATTAAGAGTAAAACTTGGAATCCTTTAACTGAACATTCAACTAAGATTTTAACAAGAAAAAAGAAATAAATATAATATAAGTTTATATAATGCCAAGGGTATTTTATGATGTTGAAATAAATGAATTAGTTGAAAGAACCGATAAATTATTAATTATTAATGAATTATATGAAGAAGTGAAGGACAAAGAAAAATTAAAAATAGAATTAGATAGATTAGAAGAGAAATATGAAAGGATGAAAGATAAGGCTAATGAAAGTTTAGAGCGGTTATTGAATAAGATTAATAAAATTAATGATATTCTTAAAATCCCGTAAGTCCCCTTATTTTTTGTCTTTTAAGGGACATACGGGATAAGCAAGGATAATTTATTTCATCCCGTAAGTCCCCATTTTTTTTATCTTTTAAGGGACATACGGGATAAGCAAGGAAAAATATATGAGTTTAAAAAATAATTAATTTCTATCTTATTATAATGAACTATCCAAATATCCAATCTATATTTTTTAATAAAAATAAATTTACTTTAGAAAAATCAACGGAATATTTAATAAAGAATGAATTAATAAATTATAAAAGAGTTAATGAAGATAAATATTATTATAGATTTACTTATCAATCAAGAATTAAATTACAAAATCAAAACTATATCAAGAATACTAAATTTTTAGAAGATGGTGATATTAAGATTGAATATTACACGAAATTACATATAAAGCCTAATTTTACGGTTTCATTTTAAAATATTATATAAAATTTATTATAATTAAAATTCTAATTAATATTATATATATATGTCAGGAGTAAGAGGTTATGATAATCTTTATAATGAACACGTAAATGATATTGCATTAATGAATTACAATAAAGGAATTGCTAACCGTCTAAGAATGCAAGAACAACAGATGCAAGCAAGATTACCTTTTAAAGAACCACAACTATTAAGTGGTGGTGTTAGGGCTTCAAACTCAATTGTAGCAGGAACAACCGTTGAACCACCTTCAACACTTGCAGTGGGCGGGCGAGCATTTAGAACATTTACAGGTAATGAAAAACCATCACAAGGAGGTGTCAATAGGCTTAAAAAAGCGAATAGATACTTAGACTTCAGTAAAAAAGTGGTTGGAGATGCATTTAATATTTATGATGAAGCCAAAAAACGCGGGGCTGGGTCTGGTGGTGTCAATAGGCTTAAAAAAGCGAACCGTTATTTGGACTTTAGTAAAAAAGTCGTTGGTGATGCATTTAATATTTATGATGAAGCAAAAAGTCGCGGTGCTGGGTCTGGTGGGGTCAATAGGCTTAAAAAAGCGAATAGATACTTAGACTTCAGTAAAAAAGTGGTTGGAGATGCATTTAATATAATGGACCAAGCAAAAGCAAGGGGTGGTATGGTATATAGTCAAGATTTAAAAGATGCGTTAAGTGGATGTAGTGATTGTTCAGGTGGTGCAAAGAAACCAAGAAAACCAAGAACCGCCCGTTTTGTGAAAGGAAGTCAAGAGGCTAAGGACTTCATGGCATCTATCAGAGCAAAAAAGGCTAAATAAATTATAATGAAAATAATAATATAATAATAAATATTTTTACAAATAAAATATTTATTAATATATATAATGACTGATATAGATTATTCTAAAAATGATGAAATTGACGCTAATAATAAACTATTTAGACGTGCGAGAAATAATATTGGTGAAAATGTAGAAGGTATCAAAGATTTAGATAATACTGAAAAAGAATTAAGCGAAAAGAATCTTGAAATATATGGTTCTGAATTAATTAATAATTTAAAACAAATCAATTATACTTTTGAACAAATTGAAAGTTATATTGTTATTCCATCAAAGAAAATATCACCAGCAAAAATGGATGAAATAATTCAAAAAGGTGATGATTCAAAAGTTGAAGATATAAGAAACCCAACACCGAAACTTAAACCATTACCAATTACACCAATTATACCAGAAATAAAAGAAATAAAACCAGATGAAGATAAATGGAATTCATACCAAAAAATAGATAGAACTAAAAATTATTCATATCAATCATTACTTAAACTAATAGATTATGCTATTGAAGAATCAGAAAAATTAAAGGCTATTATTCAAAAACAATTTGAAATTGAAAAACCAGAAACAGAAGTAGATGCGTCGCCAAGTTTAAGGGAAAAAATAAAATTCTTAGAAAATGTTATATTAAAAGATATAGAATACTTAGGTAAAAAAATAAGCGAAATTGAAGGAAACCAACCAACATATGAAGCATTCCCAGCATATGAGGATTTTCCAAAATATCAAAAAATAGATAGAACTAAAGATTATTCATATGAAGAATTAGAAAGAAAAATAAAGGAGGCTATTTTTGAAACCGAAAGATTAAGAAAAGAAGTTGCAGAACAAGCAAAAAGAGAAGGAGCAACTGATGACTCAAACGCATCACCATCTTTATTATCAAAAGTTAGATATATTGAGAAAGATTTACAAGATGATATTAATTATATTGTAAAATTATTAAAACAAAAAGAAGATGAACAAACATTACCAGCATTACCAACACCGCCAACAAGACCACCAAAACAAGCAACCACAACCACACCCCAACCATCACCGTCAGCACCACCAAAACCAGATATAATTTTTCCAAAAGGACCAAAAGAAGATACCACAGTTATTGAAGAAATGTATAACGGAACAGCCCCACTAAGTTCATTAAAAAGAGAATTACGATATTTAGGATTTAATGGAAAATTGGATACAGTTAAAGATTGGAAAGATGTAAAAGCAATTGTTGAAGAATATAAACAAACACCAACAGGAGCAGGAAGAAAGAAGAAAAAAGAAGAAACACCACCACCAGCACCACCGAAAACACCAAAGAAAAGTAAAAAACAATTGAAAGCGGAAGCGGAAGAAGCATTGAAAACAGAACAATTAGAAGATGTTGATTTTGAAATAGACCCAAAAGAATTTGATTATGTTGAAACAAATGAACCTATTAATGAATTAAAACAAAATATAAAAGACTTAGAAAAAGTTAATAAAAGTTTAGTTGATACAGTTAATACAGGGCAAAAATCACCGACACCTACTTATATGGCGAAGGTGTATGAATTAATCACTAATTTAATTCAATTTATAGGAAGAACTACCGTTTTATTTATTACACGTATTAAAAAGAATCTTAGTTATTTAGATGAAGATAAATATATGAAAATAAAAGATGAAATAGTTAAATTTAAACGAAATTTACAAATATTAAAAGATCTTAAATATACATCATTAATAAAAGAAACCTTATTTAATCAAGTTGAAAAAGAAACTGTAGGATTATTTAATGAAATTAATGATAGTATTCGTAATTTTTCAAAACTTAAAAGTTATACATCATTAGAACCATTACAATTACAAGGTGGTTATTTTATTCAATCTGATAATCCATTCATAAGACAATCATTAACTAAACGCTATTTATAAAAAACATATAAAAACATTTTTATAAAAATAATAATCTAATTATTATTATATGAATGAATTTTTCCAAGAAAGAGATATAGAATCTAATATTAAACAACTAAAAGATGTATTTAATATTATTAGTTTAACAAGAAAATATAAAGTGATTGGTTCTAGTAATCTAAAAAATATTAGATATAATAGTGATTTTGATTTAGCTGACTTTTATGAAAATTCAAAACCAACTATAAATAAGATTGTGAAATACTTTCAATTTATTTATAGGACATTAAATTCAAGAAAACATAATAGTTATATTACTGATTTTAAATGTGGTTTAAATAGTGATGGTGAAGCATTGAAATGGACTAAAGAAGAAGTATTAAAAAATAAGAAAGAGTTATTAGATGGTGAATTTATTACATTAAATGAAGCAATGCAACAAAAAAGCACTATTAAAATAGATGTTGTTTTATATGCTGATGGAACATTTATAGAAATAAGTGAAAATTATTATATTAAAGTAGAAGGTAAATCTAATTTTAATGAATCAGAAATTGATGAAGATAAAATAATTGAAAGTATTCAACAAAGTGAAATGGATGAAGTAAAAGATAAGAATTATAATAAAGCATTAAAACGAAATTTTAGTTGGAGATACGCAAAAAATAAGAATGATAAAAAATTAAAAATATTACTTGAATTCTTTAATAGTTCAGTAGGTATATTAAATAAAGCAAGGGCGGATTTAGATGTATTAATTTTATTATATGATACTGACACAAGATATGTTAATATGAAACAAATATTAAGTGCGTTAGATAATATTAAATTTCAACAATCATATAATACAATTCATGATTATACAAATGAATTTTTAAAACTAGAGAAATTAAATAAATCAAGTATGTATGGTCATTTGGTTTCATTAAGAGATAATATTTATATGGTTGTTAATCAGTTATCAAAAGAGTTTTACATTAAAAAAATATTAAAATAATATAATCTAAACTTTATTATATGTCAAAAATATTATTAAATTTAGAAGGTAATGGTGAGATTATAGCCAGTATTAAAAAAGATAAAAAGAAAGATGCTATTGTATCACTTGGTGAAGGATCTAAATTTGGAACTAATGATTTAATATTAGAAGGAGAAGATGAACATTTTCAATTAATACCAAATACTAAAAAAGAAAGAACGTGTCATGCAATATTTGGACAGGCTGGAAGTGGCAAATCTTGGTGGTGCTGCGAGTATATCAAAGAATATATAAAAGTTCATCCTAAAAGACCCGTTTATTTATTTACAACTATTACATCAGATATTGGATGTTTGAAGGATATCAAGAAAATTAAAATAGTTGAATTAAATGGTGGATTTGCTGATGATAATATACCTATGGAAGATTTAAAACAATCATTATGTTTATTTGATGATATTGACAACATACGGGATAAACATCTTAAAAAGAAACTATTTCAGACACTAAATGATACATTACAAGTAGGGCGTAAATTTGAAATTGATGTTTTAATCACGTTTCACGTGGCAACTGCTGGAAATGATACGAAGATTATTTTAAATGAATGTAATAGCGTGTCGTTTAACTATAAAACCTTTGGAAATAGAGCATTGAAATATCTATTAGATGCATATTTAGGATTGGATAAAAAACAGATAGAACGCATCAAAAAATTAGAAGGGCGTATGATAACAGTATTGAAGACATACCCAAAATTAGTTTTATCTGAAAAAGAATTATATATATTAGAATAAGTAGTTTTTCCTTGCTTATCCCGTAAGTCCCTTAAAAGACAAAAAAATAGGGGACTTACGGGATAAAAATATATTATATAATTATTTGATTAATAATTATATATTATTTTATTTAACATAATCCAAAATCCAATCCATAAGGGTCTGGAAAATCGCATACTTCATTTTCATCTTTAATTTCATCTACATCAATTAAACATTTATATTTTTCAGTTGTTGGTTTTGGTCTTAAGTTTTTGGAATCAATAATATTATATCCTTTATCAATTTTATATTGAATCAATTCATTAATAGTATCATAATGTTCTTGAAATACTAATGAATAAGCGGTATCTTTAGTTTTTCCCACTTTTTCAATATCTGCTTTTTTAACTCCAATTTGATTACTTTTAATTTTTAATTTGTAATTATCTAATATAGAATTCACAAATCCTAGAAATTGTTTATTAGTTTTAATATCTACTTTTGATGTTCTAAATAATACTTTTGATAATTTAGGATTAATAAATATTTCATTAGTTTTCATAATAGAATCAATTTTACTTTCAAAATCTTGTCTTGAAACATATGTGTTTTCATCAAATAATTTAAAACCTAATTTTGAAATCAAATCATTAATGATTTCCACTTTTTTAATAGTTTCTTTAGTTTGATTATCATTATAATTTTTTACATTTTGAATATCAATTAAATGTTCAATGTGTTTAATAATAAATGGTGAATCATAATGTTTCAATATTTCCTCATTGAATTTATCAATACCCAATGATTTTTTAATAAGATATTTTTTAATTTGTAATTTTTCGTGTTGTTCTGCTTTACTTTGTTTTTGTTTATTTAGTAAAAATTGGTATTCATTACCATCAATATCTTTTACTAAATTTAAATCTTTATTAACATTAGTTTCTTCTTTTGCTTTTTTAACATTATCATCTAATTTTTCTTTTATTACTTTTCCGTCTTCATCTTTCTTTTTTGGTGTCATTTTAATAGATACAGTATGACCTTTTTTAGTAAGAATATATTCTAAATAACCTAAATAATAATATTGAATTTTCATCATTAATTCTTCGCATTTATTATAACAAAAATTAATATCATATGGTGTAAGGCGTTTAACTATTTTAGAACCTTCAATAGTTTGTTTAATATCAATAATATTTAATGCTATCAAACTTTCTTTTACTTCATGGAATGTATAAATATTACTTTCTTTTAATGGGTGATAATCAAGTTGTGAAGCATAAATTGTAATTGATGAATCTTCAATTTTTCTTACTCTACTTAACATTTGACAGAATGCTCTTTGAGAATTACAACCAGATGAAACAATACCAAAAATTCTATCAAAATGTTTAATATCAAAATTCACACCTGCTTCAATAGTTGGACTATAAATTAATACATCTAATTTTACCCAATTTTCAAGAACTTTGTCTAAATCATTTTTAGTAGAATCTGATGAATCACCAGTATAAATTCCAATTTTTAATGTTGGATGTTGTTTAATGATATAATTGAATACTGTATAACATTGTGTTGATGTTTGTGATACAATAACAATTTTTTTATTGAAATTAAGGCTATTATTAATTTGTGAATAAAAATCATTTTCACTATCAATAATAGTAAAGTGTCTTTTATTCTTTTTAACTGGATTAATAATATTAATAGAATCACCAAAACTTTTAATATAATTGAATCCTCTAAAAGATAAATCACCATCTAAACCAATTAATTTATTTGAATTTTTAATAATTGCTTCAATGAATTCAAAAATATTTTTAGATTCACCTTTAAAAGTGGTTTGACTTTCAAAGTGAAATAATAATGATTCTATTTCATCCATAATCACTAAATCATATTTTGGAATTTCATATTCATCATCAATAAACATAAAATCAGATGGTTTAATCTTATTAATACTTTCTAATTGAATAATTAATTTATCCGCTTGATGACATTCTGTATTTCTATAATCATGAAATCCTAATTCACCAAAACACGCCATTAAATCACTAGTTAATGTTTTTCTATAAGATAAGAATAAAACCCTTTTTTGTTGATACTTTGTCATAATCTTTTTTAATAATTGGGTTTTACCTGTATCATAAGGTGATTTAATATTAAAACTTTTAATATCAGATGAAAAGAATTCTTTTAATTTATTACTAATTAAACAATCATCATAATCTAAATTAATATTATCTTTATGAATTAAATAACCATCATTTTTAATAAGTTGTTTATTAGTAATTTCAAGTGTATCAACTGGTATTACATCAGGTTTAGATTTATTAGTTAATCCTAATTTATCATATTCTTCAGGGTTTCCTTTTCTTGCTAGTGAGTGTAGAATACCTTCTGTCATTTTTGGGCTTACTTTGCAGTTATTCCAATATTTTAAACATTCATTTACATTATATTTACTTGGATATTTTCTTGAATATTCATCAAATACACTAAAAGGATAATTTAATGATTTCATAATCCAACACATTCTAGACCAGTTTGAATATGATTCAAAATGAGATGATAAGATATTTAATAATGGATAATTTGGATTTACAATATTTAATGGTAAATTATAATCTGTTTCATCATCATCTTTTTCTTTTACAATTTTCTTCTTGCTATTTTTATCGTGTCTTAAAATTAAATCACTAATCACATCTGGTAAAATTGCAATTTCTGAAATATCATTAGGAACATTACCGTGAAAGAATTCATATTTTTTAATAATCTTATCATTACCATATTGGGATGGAGTAGAAATTAAACCATTACAAATATCAATTTGTCTTTCAATACCGTCAATTGTTAAACCAATAATTTGTGGTTGTTTAATTAATTCTTCGTTAAATGTTCTAAAGAAATAATGATAACCACCACGACCTGTAGTTTGAACAATTGTCTTAAAACTTGCTTTTGCTTCTTGACAATAACTTCTAAAATATTCATTACCAGTCTTTCCTTCTTCATCTAATTTATTATCACAATCAACAATATAAAGATATGAACCATCCTTAAGTTGTGTTTTATTACGGATCATTACGCCATTATGTTTTTCTTCATATGTTGTCTTTGTCATTTTTGTCCATCCAGTAGGTGGTTCTAATATTTTGTTGCCTGTTTCTTCATTATAACCAAGTTTAACACCAATACACACAAAACCCAATTTTTCATAATTTGTAAAAACTTTATTCTCAAAAAAACTATTCTTCATTATATAAGTATAGATAATAATTCTTTAAATATATTTATTTCTATACTTATTTTTTAGCCATTTAAAGACCAAAATTTACACTTGAAAAAACTAAACTATTTTTTAAAAAATCTTAAACTAAAATTTTTTAAAATATTTTATTGTAAAATTGGAATATTAACTTTTTGTAGTTTTCTATTTTTATATTGTTCCTTCTTCTTTTCTAACATCTGTTTATATGCTTCAGGATTAGATGCTTTTTTATTTTCATAATATCTTTTAGCCTTAATACTCATCTTATCAGGGTTTTCTTTTTGATAACGTTTAACCGCTTCTAAATGTTTTTTATATTGGTTAATTGCTGTTTCAATATTAATTTGTTCCATTATATATACATAGATAATATTTTTTTAAATAGTTTTTTTTACTTATTAAATAAAAAAAACTATATTATTTTAAAATCCCGTAAGTTAGATATTATTTTATCTTTTAAGGGACTTACGGGATTATTTAACGAATATATTTACCTAAACGACCACCAATAGAATCAGCACCACCAGACATCACACCACCAGACATCACACCACCAGAAGTAGTTTTTCTATTTTTAAAATGTTTCATCATATTCATTACGCCCCTATTATCTCTTACACCACCAACAAGGCGTTCATAATCAGATTGTGAAAGTCTTGGCACTGCTGAACCATCTTTAGCACTCATTACCATCTCTTTATTAAGAACACCTGTGAAAGATTGTGTAGTTCCTTGATGTGTTGTGATGTATCCCGAAGTAATAGAAATTACAACAATTTCAACACTTACAGCATCAGAACTTTGATTTGTTACATTTAGAGTAAATTGCAAATTATAACTTCCTAAACTAGAACTGCTTAAATACTCAGGTAAATTGAATGAATAGGCTGGTTGGAGAGCGAGAATAGAACCAGTTGTTGGAATAGTTGAAGATAAACCAGAAATACTAGATTTATTAATTTGACCACTAAATTCAGACCAAGACTGAGATGAACCCGCTTTTTGAGATAGAAGCCATAATTCATATGGTGTAGCACTGCTAAGAATACCTGCAACGTTATTAAAGTTAATAGAAACTTTATTAATTTGAAAAAATGAATCACTATTTGAAGCCTTTTGAGAAGATAAAGGAATACGAGCAAAAATTAGAAGAGTATCTGGAATTTGATTTAATGCAATATTAGATGAAGTAAAATCTAAAGTATTACCTGCTGTAAAAGGAGATGTAGTATTACTTGAGTTTGCGATATATCTATCATATTGTAAAAGTGGTAAAACATTACGAGCGGATATTTTAGCATATTGAGAAGGTTGAACACTAAGATAATTCATAAGCATTCTTAAATTACTGAAACCACTTCCACCACTATTAAAATTATTAGCAAGTGCGACTACATAATTTCCATCTGTTTTAGCCCAAGCATTTGAACTTCTAAATACACGGCGTAAATTAGAATCAACAGTAAAATTGAATGAAAAGTTATTAATACCTAAAAAGCCCGCTTCATTTGAAACACAAGGATTAGAAATAAAAGGAGATAGGAAAAGTAAAGGTTCAGTAAGATGAGTAGTTAAAGTAATAATCCATTTATCAGTTTCAGCCGATGAAGTTAAATTAGAACTACCCACTTGGAGGACACCCCCAATATAATAGGCGACAGACATTGATGTCATAGTATGGCAACCACGAGGTTTTATTTTATTATCCATACTATTATTTACAATAGTTCCTAAAGGATTATTATTAGCACCGATTGCATCAGAATAATAATAATAATTATCATCAACCATTGACGGTGTCCATCCATCATAATAAGTATGTATTTTTTGGTCATTCATACGAAGTAAAGGAGCGATAACATCTTGAGTATTTACAGAAAGTCCGCAGTTATTAATTAGAACATTTTGAGTAAGATAACAACTATTTAATGGATAAGGTCCAAAACCATCAGTAGAACCCCAATTAAAAGCAATAGAACCAGCAGGAACACCTGTAATAGTAATTGTAAATTGAACATCAGTATCAATTAATACACGTCTATCAACCACAATATTTTCACTAGGAACATTAATTTGCCACGAGTGGGATGTATTAGATGATGTGTTTGCTTGTTGTGGTTGAAATGTGGATTGTTGAGGACCACCTAGGACGGCAAATGAAATATCGCCTGAAATATCTTCAATTCTTGAATCATTAATTAAAACAGTTTTTAAGTCCGACATTATATATATATATTATTAATTAGATTTAATTAATTATTTTTTTTTTAATATTTTAAACTAAATATTTAATTATTTCTCTTTATAAATTTCTTTCTTTTCAAAAAAGAACTTAATGGATATAGAACAACCAGCAGGAAGTAATACTGGATTTAAACGACCTAATCTATCTTTATACATTACAGATATATCAATATTTGATATTGGTTTATCTCCAACTAGTGTAATGCGTCTATATTCAGCACTTGGAATATATGTAATAATTGGTTTATAAATTCCATCAGCCACGAAATCCGTAATTACTTGTGATTGAATATTATTATTACCACTTTGTTGTTGATATACACCATTAATAATTAATGATGGAACACCCTCATTATTTGGAACAATAGGTAAAGTATTAGAAACAAGAACAATAGATAATACAGGATTCCACGCACTAATAGTTGAAAATTCTTGAAATAATTGATAAGCGGTAAATTGAGCAGTTCCAAAAGATGGATAATCCGCTTGGTTTGCTATACTAAAAGTATTTATTTGTAATTGAAAATTACGATTATACGCATCATTAAAAGAATTAATAGTGAAAGGGAAAGAACTAAATAATTGTGATAATGCTTGATTAAAATATATTTTAATACCATTTTCACCATAACCTACAATATCCGCATTAATAATAGCGATATTATTTTGTGTATCCCAAGTCATCACAGGGGCATAACTAGAAGGAAGTGTTGAAATACTATCTAAATTTTGGAAGGCTTGTTCAAAACATAAATTAATTAAATATATCCAATATTGATAAGTGTATATATCATAATAACCTTGACTATTATCTTGTAGTTGATTAGAATTATATAGTGGAGCATTAGGAACAGAAGCCAATAAATTTTGAGGGGAAAAATTAACATATGCAGGGGCACCAGATACACCATTATATTCTAATGTAATACTATATATTGTTAAATTAGGGTCTGATGATGATGTCTGAATTAATGGAATAAATATTGGTAAATAATTAGTATCTAATTGCCATCTAGCAACAATTAAATCATATTTATAAGGGTCATAAAGAATAGGCGAACTTCTATTTTCATTATAATAAGCATAAGGAGGCTTAGAACTAGTATTATTTAAATTACTAATAATCATATCATAATAAACCTTATCAGGTAAAAAACGTTTTTGTAATGTTGTCATATATAATTATAATAGATAAATTTAATAATATTATTTTTAAAGTATTATTAAATCCCGTAAGTCAGTATTTTATTATTACTTTTAAGGGACTTACGGGATTATATAATCTAAATATTAGATTATCACTATATAATAATCCAAAATTAGATTAAATATAGATTATATATAGTGATAATTTATAAATTATCCTTAGTGATAACCTATTTCTAGATTATTATTTAGGATAATCTGAATTTAGATTATATTTTTATCAATATAATCTAAATATATTTAATTTATAGATGTTTAGTTGCGGTTAGAGATGCGATTTGTGAAAAATTATAAGTTGGAGAACCGCCGTAATACATATTACAAGCATTATTTAAACCACTATAAGATAAACTTAAATGCATAGTTGTTGCAGTTGCTAAAACAAGAGGGACAGTTTCATCAAATACCCACTGTTGAAGAATGCCAGCATTCGCAGTTCCTTTAAGAGTAGGTGGATCACCTTCCACAGCATTAGCGGTAGTATCAATAACAATAGCGTTAGAAAATGTTTTAGCCGATGAACAAGCAAGAGCAGGACCAGTTCCAGCAGTAGAACCGCTAAGTAAAAATAATTGGGCGTATGAAAGTGTTGTATTTACTAGAGTTGGAGCAATTGCACATCTCATTCTAATATTATATGAACCAGCGGGTAGAGTCATTGTTTGTAAATCAACAGCGGTAGCGGTTGTAATTACTTCAACTTTACCGTCAGCTGTTCCATCATTAACAGCAACTGGTTGAGCATTAGTTCCAGCAGGATTATATGCATTTGTTATTGATACCGAATAAACAAAATCAGGAGAATTATAATAACTTGCCAAAGACATTTTTTATATATAATTATAATTAGAATTTTATTTTATTTAATTTTTAAAATGTTGGATTAACAATTAGTCTTGCGTTTTGATTATAATTATCATAATTAGTATTAGTTATAATATTAAAATCTTTACTTGCATTTGTAAATAATAATTTAACTTCAACAGTTGTTGATGAAGTAAATACAACCCGTTGTGTAGTATTTATCTGTGTAAATGAATTAGAAGGGTCAGCACCTCCAATATAAGGACATGATTGAGAAGTAGCAATTAGATAATTAGTAGTAGAATCAAATAATCCTAGTTGAGCACAACTTACTAATGTATCAGCAATAGCAGATCCTAATGTCGCAATCATTTGAATGTTATATGTTCCAGCGGGTATTGTAAGTGTTTTTTTAGAACCAGTAGATGTCTGAATAGCATATATTTGTATTAAATCACCCGTTGCATTAGCAGGAATTAATATTGGGGATTCTTCATTTTCCATATAATATTGGAATAGTGGATTTGGAGAATTAAGTAAAGCATTACTAGACATTTTTTATATATATTATTAAATAGATTTTATTTCATTATAATTTTCTATTATTTTTAAATGTTCTATTGGAATATAAATATAATCACTTTTATTAGGTGCTTTTACATTTCTATTAAATTTTTTAACTTCAAATGTATCAAATAATTCTTTTTTATATTTAATATAACATAAACAATCAGTAAATTTAAATAAGAATATTATTTTCTTATTACTTTCTGTTTTATTTCTTCCTATTAATGTAGTAGGGTATTTATCTTTTGTATTTGTTCGTGTCTTTAATTCATAACAATATTTATCACATTCATAATCAAATATTGCTAAATCATTTTCAATTATTTTAATATCTCTATTAAATATTTTTTGTATTACAGGTAAAAGATTAACTTGTTCTATTCTTCCTCGTTTATTATCAACTGGTGAAAAAAATGACATATATTAATATACAATAGAAATAAAAATATTTTAGAACGCAATTTAAAAAAAACTAGATTATTTTTTATTTTGTATAATATATGGAAAAAGATAAAGTTTTAAATAAATATAGAACAGAACTAAAAAAGATGGTTTCAGAAGATGATTTTATTCGTAATTTTGGATTAGATGTGAAAGATAAAATAATGAAATATAGTGAATTAGAAAATTATAATACTATTGATGAATTAATACCAGATAAGGATGATTACCGTATTTTATTATTAGAATCAGAACCAAGAGTTGGTCATTGGGTTTGTTTAATCCGTAAAGGTGATACACTTGAATTTTTTGATAGTTATGGTAAAACGCATAAAGGAGAATTAAAATATATACCAAAGATAATTAATAAAATGTTAAATCAACCAGATGATTATTTAACAAGAATCATGAAAAGTAGTAAAAATCCTATATTCTCAACATTGAAATTACAAAATGAAAATCCGAATGTATGCACCTGTGGGCGACACGTGATAGCCCGTATATTATGTGGTAAGGCTGGTTATAATTTAGATGATTATGAAAAATTGGTTGATAGAGAATGTGAAAAAAGAGAAATGCCACCTGATATATTAGTTTGTCATTGGATACCAATACAATAAATATTTTCCTTGCTTATCCCGTAAGTCCCTTAAAAGTAATAATAAAATACTGACTTACGGGATAAAATATAAATTAATCATTTTTTGTATATTGGTTATCAATAGTTCCCGTTGAAGTTCCCATTGCTAAAGCGTCCTTTACTTTCTCTTCATTTAAATTACTATATTTATCTGTTAAGTAAATATTACGCAACATACTAGAACCGACTTTTTTATCAAATATTTTATATAATATTTTTGTAATGCCGTTCTTATCTAGTTCTGAACCATCTAATCTTTGTAATATATAATATTTAATTTTAAATTTCTTAATCCAAGCACACAATATAATGAATAATTTATCATTAACATCTATTTCTTGTGATTGATAAGTTCCTTTAGTTTTATAATTATTAAATATCATCTTCTTTTTAGAAATATCAAAATAATTAAAATCTTTATTTTCAGTTCCTTTATACTTTGAAACTGC